CAAACCGTGTGTTATAGTTTCAGAAGCTGCTGAACCAGTAAGCGTAACTGCATAAGTTCTTTTTTTCCATGAAGGAGCAGAAGCACCATTAGTAGTTAATACAGATTCTGGAGTTGTTGTTAAACCAGATGCAACTACTCCTGCTGTACCTAAAGCTGTAAAACTAGTTGCACCAGCACCTGTTTGATAAGGAATTGTTCCTGCAGAACCACCTGCAATGCTAGTAGCTGTAGAAGCATTCCCAGTTAAAGCCCCAGTAAATCCAGTTGATGTAACACTTGTTAAACCAGCTAGTGTAGTTGAAGTTGCACCTAAATGAATTGCTGTTGTACCAACTGTGAGTTGATTATTAGCCAACATTGCGTTGGTAATTACCCCATTTGCTATAGCAGTAGTATTGCCCACACTTGTAACTACACCATCTAAGTCAGCATTGGTAGTTACTGTAGCGGCATTTCCTGTTACACTTCCTGCTATTGGAGCAGTTACTGTTAATCCTGATAATGTTCCTAAACTTGTAACATGTGTTTGTGCAACATTTGTTGAAATAACACCAGCAGTAATAGTTATACCTGTACCCTGAGTAACACCAGCACCAGCACCAGAAAATTGAGTAAATGTTATAGCAGTTGTACCAATTGTACCACCTGAATTTGATGTACATACCCAACCAGTGTCAGTGTATGCAGTTCCCTTTTCTATAAATGTAAACGCACCAGGTACTTCTGCCCAAGTATCCATATCAACTGCACGTGTCCATGCCCCCCCAGAAGTAACTCGGTAAATACCGTTCTGAGAAGCAGTAGTTTGATTCTTAACAAGAACACGATCACCATTAACAACACCGACACCATCAATTGTTTGAGTACCACTAAGTGAAATATTTGCAGTAGTTGCAACCACTACACTACCTTTAACATCAAGCCCCTGAGCAACATTATCAACATACTGCTTTGTTGCTGCACCAAGTGCTGCTGATGGATCTGCTGAAAGGACAAGAAGTCCATTCATTGTACTACCAGCTAATAGCACTGATACTCCTGTTGCTTGTTTGTTATTAAATGTATTCCAATCTGTGGTAGTTAAATAACCACTCACACTAGTTGAGGCAGCATTAATAGATACAGTTCCCGTTGTGTTTACTAATGGAGTACTAAAAGTTAATGCAGACTGCTTGTTATTAAAAGTAGACCAATCCGTACTTGATAATGCTCCTCTATTTACAGCTGATGCTGTAGGTACATTTAAAGTAATTACAGGGGTAGTTCCCCCATTAGCTACTGAAGAACTCAAATCAGTTCCTGTTGTCCCTAAAGTCAAAGCAGCTACCGATGTAACTGTTCCTGCACTTGTATTTGTAGCAGCTATAGTTACAGTAGTTCCTGATACTGAAGTTGTAATTCCAGTACCTCCAGTAAATGTAAATGTTCCAAAACTGCTTATAGCAGTACCAGTTCCTGTTCCAGCAGCTAATGTAATAGAAGTTACCGTACCATTATATTGATCTGCTGATGAAATAGTTAATTCTGTACCAGAAGTTCTTGTAATAGTAGTAGTACCTGCACCAGTTAGAGTAACATCATTAGTAGTAGAATCACTACCTGTTAATCTAATTGTTGTAACTCCTGCAGGACCTGTAGCCATAGTATAAGTTGTGTTTGTATCGACACTAGTTGTTAGTGCGGACCATGTTCCATTATATACATAAAGTTTATTATCCGCTGTATTGTAAGACATCTGTCCTACTACAGCAGTACCTGAAGGATTGCCATTGTTATTGTGTATAGCTGCAAACTGTAATTCATTACGGTTTAAGTCTATATCATTTAAAAATTTAATTGCCATGTTTTCTTATTTTAATTTATTATTTTATTATTTTATTATTTTTTAATTTAAATATGCATATCCTACAACTGGAGTTAAAAAAGTTATTGATACAACATTATTATTAATATATGTAATGTCTCCAATAATAACGTTATTATTTAAATCTACAATTGTTACTGATGGATATTCACCTAAATTATGTGTAATAGTCCAAACTGATAATGGAGTTAATTGTGAAAATATAAATGTAGCTCTATTATTTAATAACTCTTTTAAATCTATTACTGAACAAATATTACTTGGAGTTACCGGACATGAAATACTTGCTTCTTTATTAATTGATGCTAAAGGTTCAACAAAGACTCCAGTTTGATCAGTAGAAATAACCATTTTTGATTTATTACTGTACTTCCAATCTGAAATTGCTTTGTTGATTATTGCATATTCATAGTCAAAATAACAATCTGATGCTATACCAAATTTTTTTTCTTTAAAGACTGAATATACTTGTTTAGCAAATTTTTGTTCAACATCAATTCTTTCAATGAGACATTGTTCTTTTTGATAATCTGAATTAGATGTTTGTATAATTGGCATTTTTTTATTTTAAATCTTTAACTTGTTCATTTACTGGTTCTAAACTTAAATCACTATTTAAATTAGAAATTATTTTTTCTGATGTAAAAACTGGTTTAGTAGCAAGTTTTCTTTTTTTCCATTCTGCTTGACATGTTTTATGAATAGTTACACCATCAATAACCATCTTCTGACATCCACAACTAAAACCTTTATTACAAAGTACACAGCTCATAATTTTAACTTTTTATTAATTTATATATTTATTATCTTATTATTTAACAGTTTCCTGTTTGACAATTTATTTTATTTAATCTTTCTTTGGCATAGTTATATAGTTGCATTGCTTGTGCAGATGAAGAACAATATTCTGCATTTGAAACAGCTGCATCTATCATAATTTTTATAAAATTCATTTCATTTAATAATTCTTGTTTTTTATATTCCGGTTGACATGCTTGAATGTTCAACCCACATAAAACATTATAATAGTTAGTCATTAAACTTGTAATTCTTAAATGATTATATTCTACATAAACTTTTAAATTAGGAGATACACTGTACCTAACAATATATATTCCATCAGGAATTTCTTGTTGTTTAGTTCCACAATCAATTGTTTGTAATGCAAGTGTACATGCCGTTAAACACATGTCAAAACCTTGTGTTACTTTAATTAATACCGGTACTGTAAATCCTGGAAGTGTAATTAATAATTCTTCACAATCAACAGCAAGTTCAGAAGAATACTGACTAGTATCTTTAATACATAAAAGATTGCAGTTAGATACTGTAGGTATTTCTAAACTTAATATATGTTTATTTGCCATTGCATATTTTTTATAATAATCTATATGTATAATATACAAAAAATAAATACAATATAAAAAAAAAGACAGGAGTTTTTTATTTCTCCTGTCTTTATCTATTTACTATAATAAATTATTACCAGTATGTTCCTGTTTCAACAACAAGTTTGTTACCATTGTCACCAGCCCATGCTACTAAACCATCCATTAATTTATCCATATCTGCTACTTTTTCAGTATCTGAACATTTTACATATATTTTATATAAATATTGATCATTATCAAATACACCAGTTGGATTATTAAATCTTGGTACAGTATGTTGAATATAGTATGCTTTATAAGTAGCAGTTCTGTCAACAGCAGATAATATTTTATCTGACATTTCAATTTCTCTTATTCGAGAACTATCAGAATTTCCTTGATTAAAAGGAGACTGACGGTATCTTTCAGATAAAATTAATTCTCTCATTACTTCTTCACCTTGCGTTTGTTGCATTTGACCAGGAGTACTAGTAGCAACTCCACAATCATTACACGGATCTCCGGTTTCATCAAGAAGAGTAGGAATTATAACTATAGGCTCTTTGTTAAAATGATCTCTTGTATCAAAAGAACAATCTCCAAATTGAGTATCAACATATGCACCTACAAAATAAATAGTTGCACTTACCATAGCCGAAGCAAGATTAGGACGTGTAGTAGGTACATAATTACCTGAAACAGCATTACCTAGTGCTTGTTCAATAGTATATACAGTTTGTGATACTATTCCATCTTCATCTGTTATAGTAACTGTAATACAACCTTCAGTTACAGCAGTAACAGTTAAAGTAGCATCACCATGACTACCATCAGTTATTGTTAATACATCACCAACTTCATATCCAGAACCAATAGCACTAATACTATAAGTAAGAATATCTCCACCAGTACCAACAGTTAAAATATCAATTGTAGCACCAGATCCAGTACAATCAACACATTCAGTTGCAACATCATCAGCAGGTACATAACCTGAACCCGCAGCTAATGGTTCTCCACCAGTCAAAACACCATTTACACTACCACAGTCTACAAAAGGAGTAATTAATGGATTACTTAATACCATTGAACCTGCAGTAGCTAATACTAATGTTGGATCAAGATATTCTTGATCAAACTCTTCTGTGTCATGACAGCAAAGGTTTCCTGAATCACCAATTGCATAAGAATTGTGATTTAAAAAACGTAATGCCGGAGAACCTTTCACATCAAGTCTTATAAATTGTGTTGTTCCACAAGGAGTGCATTCTGGTCCTAATGTTAATGAAGCAGTTGCTTGCATAGCAGTAAGACAATTTGCTTTCCAAAGTCTTGTGATGTACTTAGGATTAATTCCTTTAGATTTTACTGATTCTTTATATCCACCATGACCAGGATTGTTTCCAATGTTGTCATTAGTATAAAAAGAACCTTGAGCTAAGTATCCTAAACTAGCTGGAGAAATAGCAGGTACACCAGCACCACCAGGTAATGCAACAGAATCCCATGTAGATCCATCTATTAATGCTAATTGCCCTCCAGTTAGGTTACTTGTAGCAGTACCAGCCGTCAATAACGTGCTGTCTGCAATAAACGTTTTGTTAAACGCATTGTTAAAATAAGCCATAATTTTTTGTTTTTTAAGTTATATATATATTTTTTGTACTATTGTACACTATCAATATAAGAAAATATTTTTAATTTATCAAATTTATTATTAATTTTTTTATTTTTTTTAATTATTTCTTTCAGCAGATGCTTGACCTCTTTGTTGTTGAAATATATTTTCAATATCTCCAGCAATTAAAGATGCTGTATCATCTAACATAAGTTCAACTACATCATCTTTAAATTCACAATTTATATTTACTGGACTTACATTTCCTGTGTAGGGATCAGTACAATTTTGTACTTCTATATATACAGGTTTTCTGTAATAGGTTAAAACAGGAGTAACAATACTAAAATTAGAATTTTTATAAATTCTTATTGTATTATTCTGTATTGTACAAAATGTTTCACCCCAATCAAAATCAGGATTTTTTAAAGGATCTCTAAGTAATAATGAAACATTAGCAACCTCAGATAAGTATACAGTCATAGATCTAGGATCTTTACAACATTCTGAAATAGCATCAGTACTAACTTTTTTATATTCTAAATATGTATTTACAGGAAAATTATTTGATTCAAAATATGTTTCTGTAATAGTTCCAGTTAAAGATAACTCTCTTAATAAAGGTTGTAAATCATCTATTCTTCTTTTAGATAATTCATCTCCTTCTTTATAAATATTTCCACCGTGTAAAGTTCTTCTACACCATTCTAATTGAACTTTATTAAAAGCTTCAACAAATTGCCAACATTCTATATTGTCAAAATCTTGACTATCAAGTTTATTAAGTCTTTGTTTTAGTTTAAGTAATAAAGTATTGTTATTCATTTTTTAATATTTTAAGAATTCCAATATGGCTCAACTTTATTTAAAAGTGACATTAATGATTCTTCATTCTCAGGTTGTTTTAAAAACTCTAAACATTCAGCTGGATTTTTACCAAGTCTAACACCACTGTCTATTGGTTCTATCCAACCTCCAGCTTTTGTTGTAATAAATCTATAGTAAAGTGCATCTTTAATTAATGCTCTTATTTTTAATTCTTCCATTGTAAGACCAGAAACATCTAAAAACTGAGTAGCCGCTCTTTTCTTTGAGGATTCTGTACCAAAACCATTAATATATGTATCCATATTTTCATATAATATATCATTAGGAGTATTTTTTACATATTGTACACTATCAACATCACAAATTTTAGCAACATACATTAATTTTGAAATATTTGAATCATACATTTTTTGTAGTTCAACTAGTGCTTTATTTTTTAATTTGCTAAGTTCTGTTCTAGTGTTTAATGATTCTTCTGCAGTATCTAAATAAAATTTTGGAGAATTATGCATTTCTTTTGCCTCTCTCAATGACTTTGCAACAATAGAAAAACCTCCTGCATTAATAGCATGTAATTTAATTAAGTCATACGGATCTTTATTTGGATCTAAAAATACAGGTTCATTTCCACATCTTAAACTAATTTTATCCCAGAATTTAGAATTATCGGGTTTCATTATTGTAAGTTTATTCCAAAACTCTTTATCTTCTGGATCAACTACATTTGCAGCTAATTCAGCTTCTAATTGAGAAACAACTTTTCTAATTTCTTTTATTTTTATTTCTCTTTCTGCTTTAGGTAACTTTTTTACTTCAGGAGAAAATTCATTTAATCCTGTAACATAACGTTTAACCCCATTCATTTCTAAACATGCTAATGATTCCTCATGAAATACTCCATCATGAAGTGACAAACCGTATTGTTCTAAACCCATATTTTCTTTAGTAGGATTAAAGAAGGGTTTAATGGCAACGGTTTGATCTTTATTCTGTTGATACTTTTCTACAATTGTGTAATCGTTCATTTTTTTTTGGTTTGTTTAATTAATAATTATTTGATAGTCAAAAGTACATAATTATGTACAATTATTATTAATATTTCTAAAGCATAATATTTAATTATGCTAAAGTTTTTTGACATTATTTTATTAAATTAGAAAAGGGGAGGAAGTTTAATCCACCTCCCCTTTTTTAAATATTATTAATTAGAATGATCCGCCAGTAATTGGGTTTCTCATTACAATTTTAAGAACTTTAGTTGGATCTTTAACCCAAATAGCAGGCATTGTTTGTGACATCATTACACGGTAACCATTAAAGTTTCCAGTAGATGCAAACCCTTGAGTTCTTCCCATGTAGTCCATAGTACCATTTTGGTAGAACCATTTTAATTGATTATCCCATGAAAGTTTTAACAAATGAATGTTATCATTTCCTTCATCAGTAACATCAAAGATAATAAAGCTAAATGAACTTAAAGGTCTTCCATCAATTAATGGATTCTCAATATCATTAGTGTTTAAGTTATCAAAAGCAGGGTTAAGTACAAACTTAACATTAGCTAAGAAAGGAATAGTAAATGAAGTGTAAGCAAATCCATAATCTAAATCCATTCCAGAACCTTTAACAGCTCCAATATCAGTAGCATTTTGAACTAAACCAGAACCATATACTTCATCAGCAATAGCTTTGTTAATCAATTGCATACCAGCAATACCTGTTTGTACAACCAATGATCTTTGTGGATCTGGTCCTTTAAATTCAACTTTACCTTGATAGAAATTGTAAAGTTCAGATTTAAACATATCAAGTGTGAAAGAAGACTTGTTGTAAACTCTTTTAAATGAGTTATCCAACTGAGACCATAAACCAACAGATAATCTAATATCATCTGGTCCATCTTGTTTTACTCTACCACCTTTACCCCACATAAGATAAGTTTCAATGTCTGTAGCAATTTTACTAAGGTGAGCTGCTTCCATATTTGTAATGAAAGTTCTAGTAAGAGTACCATTTTCAAATGCTTCTCTTGCACCAGCTTTACCCATATTAGCAATCAGACCTTCAATAGAAGGAACGGAAGGATTGTTGGAATCTGTGTTAAAGTTTCTCCAAATTTCAGTTACTGGTACAGTACCATCAGCATTCAAACCACCTTTGATCATAAGATCAGCACGGCTAGAAATAGAATAATGTACATGTGCTTCAGCTCCTCCTACAAAGTTGTAGAATTCACGGAAACCAGAACCAGTTTCAATGTCAGAGAATCTTTCTCCATACTCACCTCTTGCAGAACCTTTTCTGAAAAACTTTGTACCTTTAGTTAAATACTTGTTATCCAAAACAGCTGCATTGTTGTTGTTTACCAATTGAACAGTATAGATAAAACCGTCACCAGCAGGGATAATATCATCAGCTGTGATGTAAAGTTCTAATCCATTATATTTGTCATAAGTGATAATATCACCGTGACCAAAAGTTCTTTTGGAAATTTTAATTTTAAAGGTAGTACCATCAATACCTTTTTTTTCGTTTGCTGCCTCAATATCTGCTACAATGTAGGGAAGATCTTGAGCAACAGGAGTTTGCCATTTATACTCACCACGTGCATTGTCCACCATGATAGTATTCTTTCCTCCAAAAGAAGCCATTTGATACAAAGGCATTTCTACCTTTTGGGTCATAGCCCAAAGATCAACTGGTCCCATATCCATAGGTTCAGCATTGCCGAGCATTTGGGTAAGGTGGTAAGAATCAACATGAGAACTAGCTTTGTAGCTTGTATCTCTTAGGAAAATTCCATTGTTTAATACTGGAGTTGCCATAATTTTGATTGTTTTAATTGTTATTACTTGTTTTTGATTGTTATCTATTTTTGATTATTAAATCCGTTTGAATATGTTATTGGTTCTAGGTAATTTCTTACCAATTGGTTTTGTGTTTGTATCATCTTTATCTTGAACACCTAAAGAATTGGTTCCACCTGAATTAGATTGTTCCGTTTTAAGTTTTCTTACAGTTTGTTCAATACTTTTTTGAGCTCCTTTATCCATTATTTTTGCTTTGTATCCTTCAGGATCTTGTAGCAACCATAATGCTTCTGATATTAATGCATAATTTGGTTCTACAAATTGATACTTTTCCAAAAGATGTCCTAATAAATTAGTATTTCTTCCACTTACTGATGGATAACTTGGTTGTACTAACCCGTTATACAACATTGCTTGTGTTCTTTTATCTATTCTAATATCTCCTAAATTACCATCTTTAAGTGTTTCATATACATTAGACATGTATGTTTTAGATGCATATTCTTGTTGTTTTCTTTTGAGTTGTTGCTCTTCAAGTTTTTTTGCAACAACAGATTCTGACATTTTATCTAATTTTGGTTTAAACTTTAAAGCTTGAGTTTCTAATTTTCCTAAGTCTTTCCAAATTTCAATTTCTTCAGCAATTTCATCAGATGTGCCATAACCAGTTGCAAATAAATATTCTCTAATAATTATTTCTTGGTCTTGTTCTTTTTTAACATCTAAAGATCTAGTTTCTTCTACTTGTGATAAAGTTGAAAATAAACCTTTTAAATCTTGTCCTCCATCTGCTACATATCTAGCAGCAATTTGAAGTTCTTCAGGTAAACTTGCAAAAAATTGTTTTGGAGTTTCACGTCTTACTTGATTACCTTTTTCTTCTAAGTTAGCTTCAATTAATTCTTCCCAGTCTTTTGCTGTATATTCATCTAAAGATTTTTCATCATCAAATGGTACTAATTTATCTTCTTTAATCATTTTTGAAAATACATCTGAAATTCCAGAAATTGGTTTTCTTCCTCTTGTTTCTTTTATTTCATCTTCATCTTCATCTTCATCTGTTAAAGAGTCCATAATACTATTAGTTTCCTCTTTAGTCATTTTAAAATCTTCAGTTTCAGATTTATCATCATTACTAACAGTTTCTTTTTTTGATAAATCATCAGCATCATCAACATCTGGATCAGCAAATGAAAAATCTGCTTTTTTGTTTATTCCTGATAAGATATTTTTTTTATTAGATTTTTCATTAGGTAATGTAACTCCGTCAGCTCCTGGAGTTCCATTAAAGATCTCATCTAAATTAATATCTAATGTTTGTACATCACTATTCACGTTGTTTTCTTTTGTATTCATATTTTATTGGTTTTTTTTAATATTTAATACTTATATATACAATATACATAAAGTTTATTGATTATCACAAAAAATAAACTTATATAATTTGAACTTATTAAAATGTTTTTTGCAGTATATAGCTAACACTAATTATTTATCTTTATTTTTTTTAGACTTAGGGTTATCATACTTATTTTTATTTTCTCTTGCTATTTGTAATTCATTTTGTGAAATTGCTATATCTGCTGAAATTTTTTGTTTTTCTACATCTAACCTTCCTCTTTCAATAACACTTTTGCTATTCAATTCTTCACGTTTTAAATTTGACTGTTCTTGATATCTAGTACTTTCTCTGATGTCTTTCATAGCATCTTGATAGTCAGATACTTGATTTTGATTAATATCAGATTGTGCACCAAATCCAGCGGCTCTTATTTCTGCAACGGTTATTTCATTTTGTCTATTCTTTTCATTTTCTTCCATCTCAGCTTGTAACTTCATTTGTGCTTCTTCAGCTTTAGATTGAAGTTGTTTTTCTTGCATTTCACGTTCTTGTTGCATTTGTTGAGCTCTTTGTTTTTCTATTCTTGTTTCTGAATCTTTTAATATATCTGATACTTCTGCAATAGAATCTGCTTTAACAATATTACCTAGTTCATAAATTGATGCTCCTGTTGTATTATTAGTTAAAGCCATTTGTTTTAATTGCTCAAGTACTTGTCTATGATTAGTTTTAGTAGTTGCAAATACATTAAAATCTCTAAGTAATAAATCCGTACCATTTATTATAAAGTTAACTTTATCTGCTTCTGTCGTAATATAGGATAACCTAATACTTGGATTTTTACTATTATAATATTGTGCTAAGTCAGTTCTCATCTGATGAACTCTAGGCATCAAATGATCTGAGTGTTGTACAAAATAAATTTCTGTTTGTGCATATGATTGCTGCATTGCATTAACAACTCCTGTAGCTGTTTGAGCTGATACAGGACCACCTAACCTTTGAGGATTAATACCTATTGCATCAAAACATTGTTGTTTAAAATAATTAGCTAATTGTATTCTACTCATCAATCTATTAGTTTGTTCCATGTTTAGAGTCTGATAGTGTTGAAAGTTTACAGCATTTTCTGTATTAGTAATTGAAGTATCAAGAGGAAGCATTTGAAAATCCTTCATAGCTACATACGCTTTAGCATAATTATTCTTACCCCAATCTTCACCCATTGAATGACGTGGTAATGCGTTTTGATCAAACATAATCACTGTACCTAATTCATCAATTAATATATCAGCAATTTGATTATTAACCATGTTATATCCTACTTGATATGCTTTCATTAAGTCAACTAAAGATGTGGATCTTGTATTTCTATCAGAGAATACTCTACCTTCTACAGGTAATTTGCATCCGTATAAAGAATTGTTTCCTTTAAACTGAAATGGTAATCTTCCAGGTTTAGTTCTATTAACTCCTAAATATATAGGATTCACATTATCATCTACTGTTGTTCTCCACATAGCTGGAACATTTGGTCCAATTTTTACTCCTCCCCAAACTTCATTAATCCAAATCCAATCTATATGCTCACCTTGTAATAATGTTTCTTTACTTTTGTTTTTGAAAATAGAAGTATCATAAACCGGTTTTTCAGTTAATTTATATGTTTCATCAATTATTTCTTGAGTAACTTCACCATCAAATTCAATTTTAGTTAAATGTCCAACCTTTCTTTGTGTCTTCCAATAAATTGTAGATACTCGCATTAGATTACTATCACCAAATCCATCAATGTCCTCACTTTGAGAAAGTATTTGTGAAACAATATCACCACCTTTTATAGGATCACTTATATAATTACTTACATATTGTCTATATGCTAAGCCTGGCATATTAGTATTCCAATCATGAGATTTGGTAGCATCATAATAAGAACCGTCATTTTGATAACCATTAACTTGATATTGTGCAGAACGTATAGGATATATTTTTTGTAAAGAAGTTAATTGTTTCTCTGTCATAAGATATCCATATTTATCTACGACATCTGATACAGTCATTAAATCAATCTTTCCTACATACGCAGAATCTGAAATATATCTTTGATCTGGGGATTTTTGATAAAATGTCAAAACAGGATTCCACAACTCTACATCATAATCATCTTCTAACATACGAAAATGCCAAAACTCTCTATCTGAAATAAGCATATCTTTAAATGCTCTTTCTTCTAGTTCTTGCATTTTAAATCTTTCTTCATCAATATTATGTTGATGAGATGCCCATTCTTCTACCATGCTTCTATAAGACTTACTAAAAAAATCTTCTATCTCTGGAAGGGATTTTAATGATTCTGGTGATAATTGCTGTTTAGCTTCCTCAGATGCTGGGTCCATGCCCATTTCAATCATTGTTTGTATAAGGTTTTTTTCAGCATCAGCTAATAATGATTCCTCAATCTGAATTTTTTTTTGCTCCAACATTTCATTATATGATTTGTCATCAACAGCTCTAAACTGAACTTTATTATATCTTTTAGAAAATTCTCCTCCTAAAACATTTATTACATTTGGAACAATTGGATAAAATTTAAGTTCTAACGCAGAGTCATTCTCTTTAGTTAAAACATCCATCATATCTTTATACTCATTATCTGGTTCTACTATATAATCTGATTTATCAATAATACCTTTAGCTAATTTATAATTCTTTAAAAGTCTTCTAGCATTAACACGTAAAAATTCTACACCTTTTAATTCAAGCCAATCTAAATTCCATGCCGCCCAATCATCAGTTTTTTCCGAAGCAGGTAAGAACTGTATAGGTTGAGTTAAATTAGAAAAAGTAGATATATCTTTAGCTGTAGCTCCATTTTTCAATTGCATTGCATTAAGTACTTTCATTCTAAATATATTTAGTTAATCTATTTATAATTTTTAAATCCACTTCTAATAGGTCTATTACTACTATTATTTGCTGTTTTAGTTTGTCCAATATTTTTAAAAGGACTATACTTTAATTTACTAAAATTATTTGACTTTACCAAAGAATCTTCTTCTGATTCTTGTCTTTTTGTATATCCTCTATTTGATTGTTGTATTTTAACAAATGCAATTAATGCGCCAAATGCTACCAACCTGTCCACGTTTAATCCTGGATAATATGCCAACATTTCTTTAATAAGCATTCCATCAGGGATTCTTTCTACACCCAACGTTTGACTTACTACAACACCGTTTATATCTGTTTCTTCATTTATTATTTCTCTTATAAATTCTATTGCATATGAAATTAAATGACTCTTAAATAATGTACCTGTATTCTTCCATCCATACTCTTGGTATACAGTATTGTTTGAACCAAGATCTTTTAAAAATAATATTTGTTGTTTAGGTACTAAGTATCTTTGCTTCTTTCTGGAAATCATATGTTGTATAAACAAAGATATGTTATTCTCAACTATAGTCCAGGCATTATACCATTCTATAATTAATTCTAATCTTTCATGAGTTTTATTAATATCATCAAATCTACCACACCAAGATGCAACAATTTTATCCTTTTCTAAAAACTGTTCAACATCACCAGATGCTGTAGTTCTAGTTACTTCAGTAGCATTTTTATATACAAATATACTACACAATGAATCAGATGTAGTTGTTTTTCCTTCTGAAACAGGGTCAATGGATGCATAGTAAGCACTAAATTCAGGATTTTTTACAGGTCTTTCCCATACTACAATACTACCTGTTTTATCCACTTGTTTTTTATCTACAGGA